GATGTAGAGGCTTTAATAGCATTTGCGTCAGGTAGTCAACCATTGCGACTACACGGACCTTACCCGCAGCTTCAGGAATGAACGCTAGTTTGCCTAGCCCCCATGGATTAGAAAATCCTGGGAGCGGCGCGTTAGAAGGTGGTTTATCCGAGTGATCCAAGGGCGAAGTGTTTATAAACACCCCCCACTCGGCCTCATGGTCTTTAAGTTCCTCGAATACCCGTTTCGCGGAAACCATAAGGGATCTTGCAAACTCAATCTGTTCTGGGAAGAACGATTGTACATGTTTCGCAACATGTGGAGTAGAACGCATCAAGAAAAGATCTGTTAAGATCGACCCTATTGACGTTCTAGTCGTCGGACCAGGACCTTCGTCCATCGACTTTGCAGAATTTGGACCAGACTTCAGTAACGTAACCAGTTCGGGTTTTAGCGATTCAATAACGCCAGGAAAATAAGTTCCAGGATCTTTGGATACCCTACCGTAAGGTTCGGGCCCGTGATCTAGCTCCCACATTTTCTGAGCCCGGCAAATCATCCGGGTTTTGTATGTGGGCAGCGTAAAGGCGGAAATATAGTAAGCGAAAATGGGTATTATCCCAGTCGACTGTACTAACATTTCAGACACGTACTTCCATTCCAGGAAGTTCGCTTTAACCTTATCTGTTGCCTTACGAGAAAGTTGGAGATATCTATTTCTCTTCTCTCCGTTACTGTTCTCTGCCAATACCTTCAGGAATACCGGAAGGAACTGACCGATCCATCGCGTCCAAGCCGTAACTATAAGATAGTTAACCTCGAAAGGTTTAGTAATCGAAGACAGTTTCAGTTTTCCGGGTATTTCGATCACTCGATATAACCAGAATAACGTACTCCAAATCTTAATAGTCCATTTGTCAAATGACATAATGGCTACCCGCATTTGAGGCGGAATTACTAACGGAAGCCCTTGGCGGGACCGCTTAACGCGAGCTCCTAGTAGGAGGGAATCCTTAATAGGATTTCTAGCCAGAACTTGGCTAAGAAGTACGTGACAAGCTTTTAAGTAAGCCACGACTCCCTTCCATCCATTCTCACTCTGAATGGCACCTACAAATCTCCCAAAGTAAAGCACTGTGGACACCCAGTTGCGTGTTGGACCACCATCCCTTAGCCACACAACCCTTCGCAGGGCGGCGCCTAAGGTAAGCCCAATATTTCTATTGGGCTGCCAGCTTATCGAACTGATTAGGTTCTTCATAATTGAAATCTTAGTTATAAGATGGTAAGCTTTCCCTATCCTCCTAAGTCGAGAGGCTTTCGCCAACTCCAAAGGAGGGGGGCAGGCCCCCCAGTGAGGGGTTAGCGGATCCACCAGTTATTCTGGTAATCTGGTTAAGAGTCCCCTCTCCGTCCTTTCCGGACGGAGATAGACCAATCCAACTCGGGTGAGCCTTCATGGCAGAAGTCTATCCACGGAACGATACTTTCTGTTCCGCTTCATGGACTTGTCGACCTTGTTCAACGGGAATAGGCATCTAGCCACTTACCCTTTTCGACCATTCGGCCGGAGGTTAGGTCTATCTCTCTCAGAGCAGGTCCAATAAACTAGTAACCGCATTTCCTAAGCTTCTCCCCATTTCAGGGGTTCATCGCCGCTTCTCGGATCCTCCTAATGGATGACCGGGCATTACCCCAATCAGAGCCCTCGGAGGCAGGTCCGCCTATCCCTTACGGGAAAC